CGGATTTAATAACTCGCCAGCCACCAGCTATGCCATGGATCAGGTACTGGCGGATCGGGCACGGAAATACCTTGGCGATGCTGAAGGCTTGAAGCAGGTGCAACAGGTCATGCAGGCACCTGTGCGACAACGTGCCCATCAGGCTTTTATTGATAATACCTTGGCTATGGGACAAGCACAGAACAAGCTGAGTCCGGTTGGTGTACTGCAGTCAGAACAGCTGGCTGTACTGCGAGTGTCACCTGAAAGTCCGATCATTCTAATGCGTGATGATTTTGTCCTAGACCCGTTCGGGCTGACCCAGTCTGATCTGGTGGACTTGCCCAAATTGCTGGCCAATGCCAGGACTGTGACATGGAATGAAGAACTACAGCAGTTTATTTACCAGCTGGACAGCATGAAGCTTGTGGTGGCAATCGAGCAAGGTGTGCTGCGTGTCATTGAGGTTCAATCATGAGTTATATCCAGATTACCGATGACGGACTGTCTAAAAAGCTCTATCAGGTAGCGGCTAAAATAGATCGACCACGTGAACTGACCGCCGCGATCTCGGTCAGCCTGCTGGCCATCACTGAAGATAACTTTGATATGCAAGGCCGTCCTGACTGGGCGGGCCTGAATCCGGACTATGAGAAGCGCCGCAAGCCAGGCAAGATCCTGAGTCAGTCCGGTCAGCTGCAGGACAGTGTGCAGCCTTTTCATAATGATACTGAAGCGGGTCTGAGTTCTAACCTGCCCTACTCAGCTATTCACCAGTTTGGTGGAACGATCAAACATCCAGGCGGAACGCGTTATCAGGTGATCGGGACTGGTATGGCGGTTTTTGTCAGCAATGCTTTTAACGGGCCGACCACTGGTGTGACCAAAGCACATGACATTCCGATGCCTGCACGTCCTTATATGCCGATGGATGAGGACGGGAATTTACAGCCTGAAGCAGAGATTGCGATCTTCGATGATGTGGATTATTACTGGCAGGGACTTTTTGATTGAACATGTATATAGCGTTAGATATCCGTTAGATTGATTTGCACCGCATTTTAAAATGCGTCATGCGTGATTGTGTGCCACAAAAATAAAAAGCTGAATAAGCGCAATACACAGCCAAATAGAAAAATTCACTTTAGGAAGCTCTTCCACCTCTCTTTTTAATCGCAGTTTTCCATACTCAAGCTTCATTAAATGCAACTGAGCAAATCATGAAGATCAAACCGCTTATTGCTGCCTGTGCAATGAGTCTCTCCACTGAGCAGAATCGACTGGTCATTATTCCTGACGGTGAATTCCGTGGCGTAGATGGTCGTCCATTTGACGCACCTGCTTGGCGGCTAACCGCTGAAAATGCTGAAACCATCGTAGCCGCACTATCAGATCTAAAAATTGACCTGGTCATTGACTATGAACACGCAACATTAAAAGCGTTAGAAACAGGAGAGCCGGCACCAGCGTCAGGCTGGTTGAAACCGAATGGTTGGGAATCATCGATGGATGAATTACTAGAACAGTTGCGCTGGATGTTGAACTTACCTCTATCAGCAAATGCTGAAGAAATCCTTGCGGAGCTAGGTAAGTTGCAGGCGCAAATCAAAGAAAAAACAGGGGTTACTGTCGCAGCAAATGATCAGCATTTATTTGATGCCCTTGATGCAATTGAAGCATTAAAAGTGGCAGCCAATGCTCAGACGAACGTTATGCCAGATCCAACTCAGTACGTGCCAATGGCAGTGCATCAAGAAGCACTTGCGCAGGCAGCTGAAGTGGCAGCAAATACGCAAGCAAAAGAACTTGACGATTTAATCGTTGCGGCATGTTCTGACGGTCGTCTTACCGGTAAAGCCACGATTGATTGGGTGAAAGGTTTAGCTGAAACCAATCCTGATGGTGCAAAGGCTTATGTCGAAGGCTTGCCAAAAATTGCGGCATTGACTCAGCAACAGACACAACAAACACCTATTGCAGCGAATAACCAGCAGCAGGCTTACACACCTGAAGCGTTAGAAGTCGCACGTGCAATGGGTCTTGAATTACCAGGAGCAAATGTATGAGCAGCATTTTAAGTGGCTCAGATCGCCAAACGCCACGTCGTGAACTGGGGTTGATCTCAGTAAAAGTTAAAGCGAACGCAGTGATTCTCGCAGGCCATATCGTGGTGGCAGGAAGCACAGGCTTTGCTGAACCAGGTAAAACCGCAACCGGTTTGACTTATCTGGGTATTGCAGACGAAACGATTGATAACACAGGCGGTGCAGATGGTGATGTCAGCATCCTGGTGCGCACACATGCAGTATTCTTGCTGGATAACCTGGGCAGTGATGCCGTCGATCAGTCCCTAGTAGGTAAGAAGTGTTATATCCATGACTCTACTACGGTCTGCAAAACATCCGCAACAAACACAAAATCAGAATGTGGTGTTGTTCTTGAAGTAACCACCGAAGGGGTATGGGTAGCATGAAAGTTAACGGTGCAGTAATTGCAGGCTTGTTTGTCGGCCTAAAAACGGCATTCACTAACGCATTCACTGTAGGTGAAGCAGAGTGGCCAGAAATTGCCACAGAAGTACCAAGTACTACTAAAGCCAATGATTATACCTGGTTGGCGAATTTCCCTGGTATGAAAGAATGGGTCGGTAAAAAGCAGATTAAAAAACTGTCTGAATATAACTA